TTCTATGAGCCCACCTGGTGGATCATCAACGGCAAGAAGGTGCACCGCTCGCACTTGATCATCTTCCGGCATGCCGAGCCAGTGGACGTGCTGAAACCGCAATATCTATACGGTGGCGTGCCACTGACGCAGCAGATCATGGAGCGCGTCTACGCGGCTGAGCGCACCGCCAACGAAGCACCGCAACTCGCCCAGACCAAGCGCACGAACGTCTGGCTGACCGACATGGAAACGGTCATGAGCAATTCCGAAGCAGCAGCACAGCGCCTGAACGATTGGGCCTACTTTCGCGACAATTACGGCATCAAGCTCGGCGACAAGGAAGGCGATTCCTTCGAGCAGTTCGATACCACCCTGGCCGACATGGACGCCTTGATCATGACGCAGTACCAGTTGGTGGCTGCCATTGCCGGTACGCCGTCAACCAAGCTGATCGGCACCGCGCCGAAGGGGTTCAATGCGACAGGCGAGTACGAGGAGGCCAGCTATCACGAGCTTCTTGAGACCATCGAAGAACGTGATCTGACGCCGTTGGCCGAACGCCATCATGCGCTGGTGATGAAGTCCTACGTCGAGCCGGTACTGGGCAAGATTGGCGTACATACCACGGTGGCCTGGGCGCCACTGGATTCGCCGACGGCGAAGGAACTGGCCGATACGAACCTGGTCAAGGCGCAGACGGGCGCTGCGCTGGTGCAATCCGGTGCCATCAGTAGCGAGGATGAACGCCAGCGCATTGCCACGGATCCGGAGAGTGGCTATCACGCGATGGGCCTGGACGAAGCTGATGTGCCGGACGGGGATGACGATGCCGACGACCCGCAAGATCGTCCGTCCACCAGTCGATGAGCGCGGTGGCGTCGGTGGCGCCTTGCGCCCAGCCATCAGCATTGCTGATGACATGGCGCGGCCTGTTCGCGTGCTTATCGATCGCATGGCCAAGGAGATCAAGCGCGAACTGATCGCGGTGTTCCACGAGACCGGCATGGATCACAGTCACGGCATGGATGCGGCCGATGGGTCGATTCGTTCGCGGGTGGTGTTGAACAAGTTGCAGGACAAATGGGCTCCGCGATTCAACCGGCTATCCAAGAAGATCGTGGATCGGATGATCTCGCGGGTGCTGAAGAACTCGGCGGTCACGCTTGGCATGTCGTTGCGACAGATTTCCAAGAACTTCGAGGTAGACACCAGTTTCATCGACGAGCGACTGAAGCAGGTAATCAGCGCCAGCACGCAGGAAGCGGCAAATCTGATCAAGCTGATCCCGCAGAACTACTTGGCTGACGTGCAAGGCGCGGTGATGCGGTCGATTACCACCGGGCGCGGCATGAAGGACCTGGTGCCATACCTCAACGAGAAGTACGACGGAAATATCCGCTGGGCGCGAAACGTCGCCATGGATCAGACCCGCAAGGCATACAGCAACGTCAATGCAGCTCGGCTGCAAGCGATCGGTGTGCAATCTTTCGTCTGGATTCACACCGGTGGCGGAGCGCATCCGCGCAAGGATCACATTGCCATGTCGGGCAAGGAATATCGGTATGACGCCCTACCGGTGATCGGCGTGATGTACGGCAAGGAAGTGCGCGGCAAGCCCGGTGACCTTCCGTTCTGCCGCTGCATCATGAAGCCTATCCTGAATTGGAATTGATGCGATGCCATTGAAATCCGGATCCAGCAACAAAGTCATCAGCGAGAACATCGCCGAGATGGTCAAGGCTGGCCATTCGCAGGCGCGAGCGGTGGCGGCTGCCTACAACAACGCGCGCAAGTCGCATGGCATCGACGCGAAGGGCGACGGCAACCCGGACAACGATCACCAACGCGATCTGCAGGAAGAACCGGACACGAAGGTTGTTTCCTTCATCGTCTACACCGATGGAGACCGCATCCTGTGGATGCGTCGCACCAAGGACAACAGCTGGGGTTTCCCTGGTGGTCATGTTGAGGAAGGCGAAAGTCCGATCGAGGGCGCGATCCGCGAGAGCCGCGAAGAAACCGCGTATGTGCCGCGCACCGGGCTGATGGAGATTCTTGAAGATGGAAACGTCCACCTGTTCCATTGCAATGATGGCGAGTTTGAGCCGGCGCTGAACGATGAGCACGACGCCTTCATCTGGGCACCGATGGATGATGCGCCGGAACCTTTGTTCCCGAAGATTGCCGATCAGACCGAAGAGATCGAGGAAGCAGCAGCGATGGATCGGCGCGAATACGATCTGAACGGATGGTTCGAGGTCAAGGACAACCCGCTGTCGTCGGTTGGCGTGTATTCCTACGGTGGCAAGTCGATCGGCGGAGATGCCGATCCGGATCGTATGTACCGCGTGTATCGGCCAGCTGAGGAGCTGGCTACCGAGGAATGCATCCAGTCCTTTCGCCTGCTGCCGTGGATCGACAACCATGTCATGTTGGGCAGTGAGGACGCCGGCCTGACCCCGGCCGAACAGAAAGGCGTGCAGGGCGTGATCGGCGAAGATGTGACCTTCGACGGCGAGACCCTGCGCGGAAATATCAAGGTTTTCTCCGAGGCGATGAGCAACCTCATCGCGAACGGAAAAAAAGAGTTGTCGTGCGGCTATCGCTGCCGGTACGAGAAGTCGTCGGGCACCTTCAACGGTGAGCCTTACGATTACGTGCAGCGGGATATCCGAGGCAATCATTTGGCCCTCGTCGAGAACGGACGGATGGGACCAAAGGTAGCGGTCCTAGACCATCTGGTTTTCACCATAGATCAAGCGGAGTTTCATCCCATGGCAAAAGACACGAAAGACGAAAACGGCTCCGGCGCCATGACGCTGGAAGAAGCCGCAAAGGCGATTGGCGAAATCATGCCGATCATCAGCAAGATCCAGGAAATGCTCGGCGGTAGCACGGCAGCCGCCGGCGAAGAAGTCGATGACGACAACAATGACGACCAGGACGACCAGGACGTGATCGACCGTCGTGGAAAGGACGCCGAAGAAGAGGAAGCCCGCAAGGCGAAGGATGCCGAGGAAGAGGGCAAGAAAAAGGATGACGAAAAGGGCGAAGGCATGGATGCGGCCGCCATCACGCGTCAGGTCGAACAGAATCTCGCGGCCAAGCAGAAGCTGTATGGCTTGCTCACCCCGCACATCGGCACCTTCGATGCTGCCGAAATGAGCGTGGAGAAGATGGCCAAATACGGCTGCAAGCAGCTCGGCATCACTCCGCCCAAGGGTCAGCGTGTGACCTTCCTGCAGGCCTACCTGCAGGGCAAGGGCCAGCCAAGCCGTGCCGCGATGGATGCGGCGCCGCGCAAAGGCAATTTCCTCGAACGCCACATGAACCAGAAGGCCTCCTGATATGAGCAACGCACAGCTGCAATCCACCGTCAACATCACGCTGGGCTTCGGCGTCGTCGGCGAACTCATCGTCGATGGCCCCCAGCGCGTCGAACCGCTGACTCTTGACGCCAACGGCGGCACGGTCGGCAACTATTTCACCAAGTCCAACACCACCAACGTGGCTACCCAGGGCGGCACGATCACCAATGGCAGCATTGTCGCGGCCGGTTTCCTGGTGAACCCGAAGGTCTATGCATCCATGGGTGGCGCCAACCCGCTCGATCCGACGCTCGCGCTTCCGGGCAATGCGCAGGGCGAGTTCCTGACGATGGGCACCATCGTGGTCTATATGACCACGGCGGCCAACATCGGTGACCTGGTCGAATACAACCTGACCACGGGCGTACTGGGCGCGGTCGCGCCGGGTAGTGCGGCCACTTCCGGATTCGCATTGATCCCGAACTGCGTCGTCTGGCGCTATCCGACGTCGGCCGCCGGCATCGTCGCCATCCGCATCACTGACTAAGGAACATCGCCATGCAAATGTCCAAAGAACACAGCCATTTCGGCCCGCGCGATGTTCGCCCGGTCGTGATGACTGCAGAAGATGTGGCGGACTACGCCGCACTGTCCAAGATCGGCATCAACTTCAGTCGCCAGCAATTGGTCCAGATGGCGAACTTCGCCATGGACGACCAGCAGGGCGGCATCACGTCCGGCAGCATCACCGTGCCGGTGCAGTTCCTGCAGGAATGGATGCCTGGTTTCATCCGCACGATCACGGCGGCCCGCAAGGCCGATTCGCTGATGGGCATCTCCACCATCGGCTCGTGGGAAGACGAGGAGATCGTGCAGGGCGTGCTGGAACCGTTGGGCACGGCCGTGCCTTACGGCGACTACACCAATGTCCCGCTGTCGAGCTGGAACACCAACTTCATCCGTCGTTCGGTGGTCCGTTTCGAGAAGGGCCTGAAGGTGGGTGCGCTCGAAGAGGCCCGCGCAGCACGCATCCGCGTCAGCACGGCGGCGGAAAAGCGGGGTTCGGCCGCGTTGGCTCTGGAAATCCAGCGCAACCTGATCGGCTTCAACGGTTTCAACGGCGGCTCGAACCTGACCTATGGCTTCCTGAACGATCCGAACCTGCCGGCCTATGTCACCGTGGCGGCTTCGGGCACCGGCAGTTCGACCCTCTGGTCGTCCAAGACCCTGCTGGAGATCATCGCCGATATCCAAGCGGCGGCAGCCAAGCTGCAGACGCAGTCGCAGGACACCATCAATCCGGGTGACGTGGAATGCACCCTGGCGGTGGCGACCACGGTTTACCAGTACCTGTCCACTCCGTCGGACCTGGGCTACTCGGTCAAACAGTGGATTAAGGAGACCTATCCGAAGTGGCGGATCGAGTCGGCCCCGCAGCTCAACGCGGCGAACGGCGGTGCAAACGTGTTCTATCTCTACGCCGAGAGCGTGGACGATGGCGCGTCCGATGACAGCCGGGTCTGGCAGCAGGTGGTCCCGGCGAAGTTCCAGACGCTGGGCGTCGAGAAGCAGGCGAAAGCTTATGTCGAGGACTACACGAACGCCACGGCCGGCGCGTTTCTGAAGCGCCCTTACGGCGTGGTGCGTTACAGCGGCGTGTAACTGATTCGAGCAAGGCAACACCTGCGGCCCGCTGATGCGGGTTTTTTATGGGCGGTCCAATCGGGCCGCCCATTTTCTTTCGGCAACACGAGGATTCCCATGTCGAAGTCTGCCCATGTCTTCAGCACACTGGCCAACGACCAGCTCTACACCAATTACCAGCGCAACGCATCCGGCGTTCCCGTGCCGACTGCCGAGATCCTCATCAAGGGTGGAGCCGGCGTGGCGAACAAGCGACTGATCACCCCGCTTGGCGTGGCGACGGAGATCGCAGAGGACAGTCTTCCGGAGCTGGAGAAGAATGCCGTGTTCCGTCAGCACCGGGATGCCGGGTTCCTTATCGTGCGCACCCGATCAGCCGATCCGGACAAGGTGGCCAGCGACATGAATCGTCGTGATCTTTCCGCACCGTTGACCGATGCGGATTACCAGAATCCCGACGATGTTGCCGTGAAAGTGGCAGCGATGCACTGATCATGACCATGCCGTCCTACAACGATGCGAACTTCCGGATGCAATTCCCGGCGTTCGCCAATGCGACCACGTATCCCGAAGTCATGTTGCAAGGCTATTGGACGATGGGGACGGCCTATATCAATGAAGACGGCGGTCCCGGCTGGAATTGCAATCCGGCACAGCTTCAGCTCGCGCTCGACCTGATGGCCGCACACCTGGCGGCGTCCTATACACTGATCAATGCTGGCATACCATCCGTCGTAGTGGTCGGTTCCACGGAAGGCACGGTTAGCGTTTCCATGATGCCTCCGCCCGCGAAGTCTGCGTTTGGGTATTGGTTGGCCACGACACCCTATGGCACACAACTTCGTGCCTTGCTTAAGGCGGTCGCTAATGTCGGCTTCTACGTCGGCGGACTTCCCGAGCGTGCCGCCTTCCGCAAGGTGGGCGGGGCATTCTGACCATGGCCTTCGATTTAAAGAAAATCGAGGCGAAGCTGGCCCACGTGTCGGATGAGTTCAGGGGCAAGCAGGCGCAGATGGGCTTCCCGAAAGATGCATTCTATGAAGACGGCACGCAGGTTGCTTATGTAGCCACCATCCAGAATTTCGGTGCGCCGGCGCGCGGGATACCGCCGCGTCCCTTCATGGAACCAACCGTTGCCGAGCATAAAGCGGAGTGGGTCAAACAGTTGGCTGGTGGCGTGAAGAAGGTCAGTGACGGCGGACTGACCGCCTTCGATGTGCTTGACGGTGTCGGTCGGCTGGCGGTAGCGGATATCCAGGCCACGATTGCCGGTATCACGGAGCCGGAACTGAGTGCGGCGACTGTACTGCTGCGCAAATGGAGGAAGGAAGGCCGAACCATTACCGGAGCCACCGTGGGTGAAGCGGCATCCGCCATTGCGGCGGGAGAAGACCCCGGAAGCGACAACAAGCCATTGAACGCGACGGGCTACATGATCGCGTCGGTACGCAACGCCGTGAACAAGACAGGCGAGGAGATGTAGGGATGAGCATGAACCTGCGCGCGCTCGCCAATCCTTTCACGCAACTCACCAATCCGAACATTCCCATTCCGTGGATTCAGTCGGCCGGTTACACGACGGACGCGAATGGCAAGCGCACGCCGACCACGAATACTATCGGAGGTGTGGGTCAGGTCCAGGCGATGAGCGCATCGGATCTGCGTCACGTGGATATGCTCAATATCACCGGTGTGCTTCGTTCGGTGTACTGGTTCGGCAGTCTTCAGAGCGTCGTCCGTGTGGATCAACAAGGTGGCGACATCCTGCAATTCCCTGAAGTTCCGGGCGGACCGATACGCAACTGGCTCGTAACAACGGTCATCGAAACGTGGCCGCAATGGTCGCATGTCATCGTGACCTTGCAGACATCCTGATATGACCGTGACGATAGACATCGTCGATCAGCAGGTTTTTGGCGTCCTGCGCGCCTTCCTGACGGCTGTGCTTCCTAATGGCATTGAAGTCGTGCAGGCACAGGATAATCGGGTCGCGATGCCGCTGGGCGGCTTTGTGACGATGAACAACGCCGGAAAGAAGCGCCTGGCAACCAATGTCAGTACCTATACGCCCACAGGGTCCACGAAAAGCGTGCAGATGTCCACGCGTTATGACATGCAGCTCGACTTCTACGGCCCGCTGTCGGAGTCATGGGCACAAATGGCACAAGCGCTGTTCCGTGATGAGTTCGCGGTCAACATGATGCCGGCAAATATTCAACCGCTCTACGCCGATGACCCCATGCAGATTCCGCTGATCGACGGTGAACAGCAGTACGAGCAGCGCTGGAAGCTTACAGCGACCATGCAATACAACCCTATCGTTACCGTGTCTCAGGATTTCGCCGACACGTTGACGGTCATCCCTGCCGAAGTGGACGCGACATTCCCGCCGTAGAACAAGACTCATCCCAACCACCACCGAAGCCCGCCATGCGCGGGCTTTTTCGTTTCTGCAATCGGAGCACATCCCATGGCAATTTCCGCCAGTCGCATTGCAAGTGTTATCCCGAGCGTACTTTCCGCTGCAGGTTCGGCGCTTGATCTCAACGGCTTGATCCTGTCGCAAAACACATCCATTCCTTCGGGCGCGATGCTCCCGTTTGCGGATGCATCCGATGTCGGCGCCTTCTTCGGCCTGACCTCGACCGAATACCAGATGGCGCAGGTTTATTTCGAGGGCCAGAACGGCGCGACCGTCACGCCCGGAAAGCTGTACTTTGCGGCGTACAGCTCGGCCGCTACCAGCGCATTCCTTCGTTCTGGCTCGCTGGCCGGCATGACGCTCACGCAGTTGCAGGCGCTTACTGGCACGCTGACCGTCACGATGGATGGCACGGCAAACACGTCTGCGTCGATCAATCTTTCCAGCGCTACCAGCTTCACGTCGGCTGCGACGATCATCGAGGCGGCATTCACCACGCCGGACTTCACGCTGGCATACAACACGCAATTGAGTGCGTTCGTTTTCACAAGCGACACCACGGGCGTCACGTCTACCTCGACCTATGCCACGGGCACCATCGCGGCCGGTTTGAACCTGACCCAAGCCACGGGCGCCGTGTTATCGCAGGGCGCCGCTATCCAGACGCCCGCCACGGCCATGCCGGTGTTCGCCGCCGCTGCAGGCGACTGGGCCGGCTTCGCGACGACGTGGGAGCCAGTGACCGCCGATAAGGAAGCTTTTAGCGCATGGACCGGACTACAGCAGAGGCGCTACTTCTACGCTGGTTTCGATACCGACGTGAACGCGCTGACGTCCGGCAATACCGCGACCTGGCTGGCTGCCGTCATCGCCGCCAATGAAGATGGCACCATTGGCATCTGGGCCGCCAACGATGCCGAAGGCGCACTGGAAGCGGCAGCGGTGCTCAGTTGGGCTGCCTCGCTCAACTTCACCCAGACCAACGGCCGCACCACGCTTGCCGAGCGCTCGTTCTCCGGACTGACGCCCACGGTCACCACGGATGCGCAGGCATCCGCCTTGCAGGCCAACGGCTACAACTACTACGGCGACTTTGCCACCAGTTCGACGCAGTGGCAGTTCTTCTATCCGGGCTCGATCACCGGTCAGTACAAATGGGCGGATTCCTACGTCTGCCAGATCAAGCTCAACGCCGATCTGCAAGACGCAATGATGAGCCTGCTGACGTCTGTCGGGTCCATTCCGTACAACTCGGCAGGCTATGCGCTGATTCATTCGGCACTCGCCGACCCGATCAATGCCGCATCGAACTTCGGCACGATCCGAACCGGTATCACGCTATCCGCATCGCAGGTTCAAGAGCTCTACAACGCCATCGGTTTCGACGTGTCGCAGCCCATCAATGCAGCCGGCTACTACCTCGACATCAAGGATGCGCCGCCATCGACGCGCGTCGCACGCCAGTCCCCGCCCATGACCCTGTACTACACCGACGGTGGTTCGGTGCAGGCCCTTTCCCTTGCCAGCATCGAGGTGCAGTAATGAGCACGATCACTTCTGCGAACTCCTCGTTCGCCATCGTCATCCCCGGCGTGTATACCGCGCCGCGTTCGATCCAGGGCTATGCCACGGACGACGCCTTTGCCGCCGAAGCCGTGGAAAAGGTGGAGACCAAGATGGGCATCGACGGAAAGCTGTCGGCGGGCTACATCTTCACGCCCTACAAAATGTCGGTCACGCTGCAGGGCGATTCTGCGTCGTTCGACATCTTCACGAACTGGCAGCTCGCACAAGATGCCGTGCGTGAGGTCATCTCCGCCTCCGCCACCATCCTCATCCCGTCGATCGGTTACAAATTCGCGATGACAAATGGCTACCTGTCGCGTTTCCAGGCGATGCCGGAAGCGAAGAAGACGCTGGATACGCTGAAGTTCGAAATCACCTGGGAAAAGATCGTTGGTGCGAGGGTGTCCTGATGGCGCGCAAGACTTCCCGGGTCACCATCGACGAAGACGGCCGCGACAAGGGAAAGGCCTTTGTCGTGACCGAACTTCCGGCGCTGGACATCGAACGCTGGACGGTGCGCCTGGTGCTTGCGCTCGGCAAGAACGGCATCAGCCTGCCTAACGTGCAATCCGATTCCGGATTCGCTGGCATTGCCGGCGTGCTGTGGGCGCTGATGGCCCAAGTGTCGCCGGAAGAGGCGGAAACGCTGATGTCGTCCATGCTGGAAGGTCTCAAGATCGACGAAGGCAAGATCACCCGTGAACTGATGGCGGACGACGTCGAGGAACCGGAAACCCTGTTGCAGCTTCGCATGGCGTGGGTGGACCTGCATGCGGGTTTTTTCACGAAAGGCGGTCGCCTGATCTGGGGCCGCCTGACCTCGTCGATTGGCGCAAATACGCCCGCGTCCTGAATGTTCCCGCCACGATCTCCTGCGCCGTGTCATCCAAGCTGGTGACTTTCGCGGAACTCGCCACCACGCTCTCCTTGCAAGACCTGTGGGACGTATTGGAAATCCATGCCGTGAATGCACACAACGAAAACGTCGCATCGCGTGAGGGTCGCTCATGAATGTTATCGACGCCCTCGTCATCACTCTGGGCTTGGACACCGGCGAGTACGAGAAAAAACAGAAGGAAGTCACGACCTCGCTCACCAAAATGGGCGACGCATCGGACAAGCAAACCAAGCTGATCGCCGAGAGCGGAAAGAAAGCAGCGGGGGCATTCAGCCTGCTCAAGGTCGAAGTGTTGGGCGCGCTCGCCGCGTTCGGCATGGGAGCCGGGTTCAAGTCGTTCATCGAATCGAGCATGATGGGGCAGGCGCAGCTTGGCAGGCTTTCCACCACGCTTGGCGTGTCCACGCATGCGCTGCAGGCATGGAAGCTTGCCGCGAAAGAAATGGGCGGTTCCGGTGGCGAGGCCATGGATGTATTGCAAACCGTTGCCAAGGGCATGGCGGAAGCCAAGATTCACGGTACATCCGCGCTGATTCAGGCATCGCGCCGGTTTGGTTTCGGTGTATCGAATGATCCGACGCAAACGCTGATCAATATCAGCCGACGCATGTCGCAGATGCATGATCCGCAGCAGGCATTGCAGGTGGCCGAAGCGGCAGGCATCAGCAACTTCACCATGCAACAAATGCTGCTGCAAGGTCCTGACAAATTGCAGGCGCAGCTTGCTCGAACCATGGGGCTTACCGGCGCCGCCACCAAGTCAAGCACCGAGCAAGCGGCAAGGCTTCAGGCGCAGTGGGCGGATTTGCAAGAACGTTTCCGCCAAGTGGGAGAACGCGTGTTCAACAAGCTTGAACCGATCCTTGCGAAACTCGGCGAGAAGCTTGCCAATTGGATCGATCGCATCGACTGGAACAAGGTTATTGCATCCATCGGTCACTTCATCGACAAGGTGCAAGAAGTCGTGAAGGAAATGGGCGGCTGGAAAACGGTCGCTGAAATTCTTGGCGGCGTCCTGGCACTCAAGGTGCTCATGCCGGTGATTGCCCTGGTCTCGAACTTCGGACGCCTCATTCCCTTGCTTGCTGGCGGCGTCGGCTCCGTCACGGGTATCGCGCTCGCCTTCGGGAGTCTTGGTGTGGCTCTCGCTGCCGCAGGAGGCGCCTATCTGGGCCTCAAGGCGAGCGGCGCACTTGACGATGCGGCGAAAAAGTCCACAGGTAACAAGGATGAGACCTTCGGGACGTATCTATACGAGCGCTACAACCCCTTCAATCCGGCATCCGGCAAACGTGAGTTCAATTTTTGGAAAGGTGCTTCGGCGACGGATGAAAGTATCCGCAAGAACACGGATGAAGAACGCCAATGGATGAAGCAAACAGTACACCCCACGGCCGCTGATGCGGCGCTGGGAAGTGATTTCCTTGGCACTTACGATCCCATGAAGTCGCGTAAGTTCGGCGGCAACAACGCAAGCCTCTTTTCGACACTGGAACAACGGTACGGCTTACCGGCCGGAACGCTGACCAAGAAGTTCGCCGTGGAATCGGCCAATGGCACGCGCCTCAAATCCCCAGCCGGTGCCGTTGGACCCATGCAGTTCATGCAGGGAACCGCCAAGGATATGGGGCTGACGTTCGGTCCTGGCGGAAACGTCATGGATCTGGATGACAGCGCGGAAGCTGCCGCGAAATATCTGCAACGCCTGCACAATCAGTTCGGCGATTGGGATAAGGCGCAGGCGGCCTACAACTGGGGTCCAGGCAATCTCAAGAAGGATCTTGCAAAGCATGGCAACCAGTGGCTCGCCTTCGCGCCATCCGAAACGCAGAAGTACGTCTCCGCACATCGTTTGCTGCAATCGGCATCGCCGGTATCCGCAGCGGCGCAACGTCAAGGGTCATCCACCAGCACAAACACCGTCAGCATCAATACGCTGAATGTCAACGCACCCAAGGCCACCGACGCGAATGGCATCGTCAAGGGCATGAAAACGGCGATGCGCAGTAACCCGCTGATCGCGGGATCGGTCACGGCGCTCGCCTGATGTCCGTTCCTGCCACCTTCTTCCTGGGCGCTACACAGGCGCTCGGGATCGACCTGTTGAATACAGGTGCCCCGACGTATGCGGTGGTTACGGCTGGCACCACGGCGAGCGCAGGCGGCTTCATGGCGTCGGTTTCCGGCGTGCTGGGCGCGACTCAAAACGGCAGCCCCGTACTGACTCCCGACAATGTTATTTCGCTCGAATGGCATGGCGAGGAACGCATCAGCGATTACCCCGTGCAGAACGGACAGTTCGTCTCTTACAACAAGGTCAAGGTGCCATTCGACCTTCGCATGGTCATGACCTGTCAGGGACTGAATTATGTGCAGGACGCACTCAAGCCCGTGACGCAATCGCTCGACCAGGCGCTCTCCAATATCGGACTGGCATTCGGCCAACCGATGAGCCGAGACGCCTTCCTGCGCCAACTGGACATGATGCTGGACAGCACGGACCTGTATGACGTGGTGACGCCAGACAAGGTGTACCAGAATGTGAATCTGGTGGGCTGCAACCACGCCAAGAAAAACGATGAAGGCGGCACGCTGATCATCGCGGAATTGATATTCCGGGAAGTGCGTGAATCCGGGAATGCCGATTACCAGACGCCTACGGTATCGACGGGCACTATCACGGGGTCCGCGTCACCGTCCTCCGCAACGCCCGTCAATGTTGGAACCGTCGTTGGAACGCAAGCCTCGACATCAAGCGTAGCCACCTTCAACGGATCATTCCCGCCGATATGATCGCCATCCCGTTGCAATCCATTCCGGCGCAGGCATTCAATGTTTCGCTTGGCGGCCAGTCTTGCAGGATTTCGCTCTACCAAAAGGGCGACTTTTTCTTCATGGACTTGACGGCGAATAACGTGACGGTCGTGCAGGGACGCATGGTGTTGAACAGCGTCTGGATCGTACGCTATGCCTATCTTGGCCTAGTGGGTGACCTGGTGATGTTCGACACGATGGGCGCGAACGACAGCCCGACTTATGACGGTTTGGGCGCGCGCTATCAGCTCTACTATCTGACGCCGGATGAACTTGCCGCGAGAATTGCATCGTGAGCTTCACCAAGCGCGGGCTTGGGTATCTGATCGAATTGAATCAGGGTGGCACCCCAAATAACAGTGCACCCGCTTCTTTCGACAATGGTTCAAGCACGCTCAATATCGACAGTATTCGAAGCATGGCGTCTATCCAGTCGGTGATTGGTGGAGATACGGCATTTGGCGGACAAGCATTGATCCAGCTATGGGGCATGAAACCCTCGGATATCGCACAGCTTTCCACGCTCGGTTTTGATCAAGCCAAGATTAACAAGAACAAGATCACTGTGTTTGCTTACGATGTAAGCAACAAGAGCAACCAGATCGAAGTGTTTTCTGGCGGAATCTTCGTTGCTCACATCAATTACAACGCGATGCCGGATGTTTCGCTAGAACTTGAATGTTATGCATCCATCGGGCAACAGACGCAGGCGATACCAGCCACCAGCGCGCAAGGTTCGAGCGATGTCGCAGCAATGCTTCAGGGCATCTGCGCGGCATGCGACCCGCCCATTACATTCGTCAACAAAGGCGTTTCAGCGAAACTATCGAATGCAGCCTATGCCGGATCACCGTTTCAGCAGATCACCAATATTTGTTGCGATGCGGGCATACCACATTCAATGGCAGCCGGGACGCTGACCATCTGGCCGAATGGCACGAACGTCGATGGGAATACGATCACGATCGGCCCGGATAATGACATGGTGGGTTACCCTGAATACACACAGATCGGGATCGATGTCACGATGGAGTTTAACCCGGAAGTTCAGCTGGGACGTCAGCTAACGATCCAGAAGGCGAGCGGTGATTCCCTGCCTATTCCTGGCGTACCCGGAACGTTCTGGATCAATGTCGTCGAACATGAACTATCCTCCGAAATGCCTGGAGGCCCATGGTTCACGCGCGCCAGCGTGAGCAATATCCAGATCGTCGGGCGCAGCTAATGGCAGGTACGGGCTCCTACTTCAATTCGTCGGCCAGTGCCAATCCGTTGACGTCCTGGTCATTCGCCTTTCGTGCGGCGATGGCATCGGTTCGCACCACGATCCCGGTTCAGGTGATTGCGATACATGGTGGAGGTCTTGCGCCGGTGGGCCGCGTGGACGTGCAACCCCTTATCCAACAGACGGACAGCGCGGGCAACGTCATGGCGCTTCCGGTGCTATATGGATTGCCCTATCTACGCTGGCAGGGCGGCGCGAGCGCCGTGATTCTGGACCCGGCAGTGAACGATATCGGGCTGGTCTGCTTCGCCGATCGCGACGTTTCAGCGGTGATCGCCAGCGGCCAGCAATCGGCGCCTGGCTCAAACCGCCGGTTCAGTCTTGCTGACGGGTTCTACGTGGGAGCCACGCTCAATGCAGAGCCGACGCAATACGTCCAGTTCAGCGCGGCAGGCATTACCGTCGTGTCACCCACCGCCATTGACATCAAGGCGCCTACGATCACGCTGGATGGATCGGTGCACGTCACAGGCGCGCAGACCAATGACAGTACGATTACGGCCAGCGGCGACGTGAAGGGTGGCGGAACCAGTCTGCACACGCATGTTCATAGTGGCGTGCAGAGCGGCGGAAGCGACTCGGGGCCGCCGGTTTAACGGGTTAGCCGGAAAGTCCGAAAGTTATCGGAATCGTTTCATGCGTACCGCTTGGCGCGTTACAGATCGCTGATGCAGCAGCATTGAGAGCCGCGTTGTCCAAGTCAGGAAAGCCGGAAGATGACGCTATGGAAAGGTTATGTGGGTGTCCATTGCCATCGACGGAGAAACCGATATCAACTGTCCCTTGCTGCCTCATGCGTGCAGCGAGCGGCGGGTAAGGGGGGCGTATTTCCGAGCAATGCCCCTGGGGCGGAAGTGAAGCCTGACGCATTCGCGCGACTGGATGCATCCCAATTGCCTTGCACGTCTTTTGCACAATTTCCGCGAGATTTGTCCCCGGTGTAAGGGCTAGCGTTGGCATGACGCCGCTGTAGCTCATCGGGGCTCCATTTCCGCTAAAATTCTCAACATCAACCACTTCCATATAATCGGGTGGAGTGCCGCCCACGCCGCACAGGACTTGGCCGCTTAGAACGTCGATTCCTGTGGCACCTCCGCTAATTCCCTTGTATGCGGTTTTAACGACAACCTGCGCTGCATCTGGATTGCGCATGGGAACGAAGGCAAACCACATCATCGCTTGATCGGAATCAAGCACTTGAGACCATTGGCTAATTGAATCTCTCGCGTAATGCGCCGGGGTCCATCTTGCGATATCTGCCATTGATGGTGCATGAGCGTTCGCGGGGTCAGTTTGGTAGTTGTTCTTTTTTTCCTGTGCCAATTCATCGCATGAAACGTTTGTGACGGCATCACCGCAAAGATGTTCTCCCGGAAGTTTCAGCATTTCTTGCTGCATAGGTGTGAGTGAGGAATGCGGTTGCTGAGCATAGGAAGCCAGCGCAAATACCATCAGCGCGGCGAATACCGTAAGACGTTTCATAACCCACTCCCTAGCAGTGAAAGACATGCAGACTCTACCACTCGACACCACCAGCTGGGACTTGACGCTGGACAGTAATGGCAACCTGTCGCTGGCCGATCCCGATTACAGCATTGCGCAGGACGTGGCCTCGGCTATCCGCACCTTTCAGGGTGAATGTTGGTACGGCGCTACGCTCGGCATGCCTTATTTCCAGTCGATTCTAGGCAAGCTTCCGCCGCGATCGTACATCACGAGCCTATTGGAACGGGCGGCATTGACCGTGGCCGGCGTGGTGTCGGTAACCGTGGTCAACCTGGGGCTCAATACACAACGCCAGTTAACCGGCTCCGTGATCGTGGTCAGCACGGACACCAATACTCCCATCGTCGCGAGTTTCTGATATGACCGGCACCGCCGTCCCCGACATCCAGTTCACGCCCACAGGCCTTGTGCTGCCGACCGATTCGGCCATCCTCGGCGGCGTCCAATCCGATCAGCAACGGGCGTTCGGTGGCAACCTATCGTTGTCGTTGTCGTCGCCTCAGGGACAGCTTGCCCAGGCGCTGACCGCCATCATCAGCGACAAAAACGCGCAGATCGCCGAAATCGTGAACCAGGTGGACCCGGCTAATGCTGCCGGTGTCATGCAGGACGCGATCGGGGCGATCTATTTCATGCAACGGATTGCGGCGTCGGGCACCTTGGTGGCCGGGACATGCAACGGCCTGGCCGGCACCGTCATCCCGCAGGGGGCTATCGCGCAGGACACGGCAGGCAACCAGTATGCGTTGCTCTCTGCGGTCACCATCGCATCGTCTGGCAATGTCATCGGTCAGTTCCAGTGCCTGAGCATGGGTCCGATCGCCTGTCCCACAGGAACGCTTACCACGATCTACAAGGCCATTTCCGGGTGGGAGTCCGTTACGAATGCGACGGCCGGCGTTCCCGGAGTGAATGAAGAATCGCGTGCGGATTTCGAGCTGCGTCGGCAGAACTCCGTGGGTGTCAATGCGCTGAACTCCATCCAGTCCGTGCTTGCGGCTGTGCTTGCGGTTCCGAACGTCATCGACGCTTACGTGACGGACAACTCGACGAATGCCACGGTCAACACCGGCCCGACCAATTATCCGATTATCGGCAATTCGATTTACGTGGCTGTCGCGGGCGGTGCAGCGGCGGATGTTGCCAAGGCCATATGGAGCAAGAAATCACTGGGTTGCGCATACAACGGCAGCACGACGTACACCTACACGGACTCATCCACGGGCGTTTTGCCTTATCCGACATACACCGTGAAGTGGGTCACCCCCACATCGGTTCCGGTGTATTTCGCGGTGGACATCGTCAACAACACCAGCGTTCCGTCCAACATCACCGCCTTGGTACAGGCCGCCATTCTTGCGGCCTTCAACGGGCAGGATGGTGGTTCGCGCGCACGGATCGGCTCGACCCTGTATGCCGGACGTTACTTCGCGGGCATCGCAGCCATTGGCAATGGCGTCGAACTGCTTTCGATCGGCATCGGCGCATCGGCTAGCCCTACAGCAACGTCTCTGGCGTTGGGCATTGATCAATTGCCAACTTTGAGCGCTAGCAACATTACGGTGACCCTGTCGTGAGAGTGGTGCAGAACATCACGGCTAACGCCGAAGTCTTTGCAACCGGAGATGGCGCAACCTCGGTCTATCCGCTGACCTTCGACGGGCTGACGCTTGTCGAACCCGAAAAGGCGCGAGTCACCGCCATCCACCGCGCGGACTGGCAGGGCCGCCAGCTGCTGTATCCGACGCCGCGGACGAATCTGGCGAAAAGCAGCCAGAACATGCGTGGCACGGGTTGGAACGTGCGCACGGAAACGGTAACGAACAACAATGCCGGAGCGCCCGACGGTTCCAGCACGCTCAACAAGGTCGTAATCTCAACCACCGCCGCTGCTGCGCACGCACAGTCGCAAGACTTTACAGGCGTTCCGAGCGGCTTGTGCGCAATGTCGAACTACGTGGTTCCCGCAGGGGCTCCTTTCACGGTCGTGTGGCTGGCAGATCAGGCTGCTACGAACACCCCGCAATGGTCAGTAATCCTGAACTCTTCCGGGAAGATCACTTACAACGCCGGCAACCTTGCCAACGGCTCGGCCACCGTGACGCCGGGGCCGAATGGTTCATACAAAGTCAGCATCCAAGGCAGCATCACTGCCGGCACCGCGCGATGTGCGACCGCCTTCAGTCAATCCGGAACGTCCGTTCAATACATCTACACCGGCAACGGGACTGACTTCTACGATGCGTGGGGGTTGATGTTTGGCGCGGGTGTTGGCATCGCTCAATTGGGCGCCTACATCCCCACCACTTCTGCCCCCGTCACCCTCACCGATTACACCCTCGCGCCGGACGGGCTGATCACGCTGGGGCAGGTGCCGGTGGTGGGCGCGGTGCTGGATTGGGATGGTAGCGGAACCATCAATCCGCTGGATGCAACGCCTACCTTTCTGTCCCAGTACGCCACATCGCCCATCCTGACGAGCCTAATCCAGGCCGCCAACGAGACGATCGACCCGCAGGCGGATTTCGATGCGTTCATGGCGAACGTGTGGGATGTCTACACCGCTCAGGGGTTCGGCTTGGACATCTGGGGACGCATCGTCAACATCCCGCGCACGATCAACATCCCGGCATCGAATGACTTCCTCGGGTTCGATGAAGCGCTACCGGATGCCGAGCCCTTCAACCAGGCGCCGTTCTACAATGGCCCGCAGGGCGGAACACTTTACACGCTGACCGATGACGCCTATCGCGTGCTCATCCTGACCAAGGCGCTCGCGAACATCTCCAGCTTCACCGCGCAATCCATGAACGCCCTGCTGAACTTCATGTTCAACGGACAGGGTTTGACGCGAGGTTCATGCTATGTGCTTGAGAGTGGCACACCGATGCAGATTTCCTACGTGTTCAATTTCTCGCTGACGTCGTGGGAGGCAGCTGTGCTTGAGCAATCGTCACTCATGCCAAGGCCTGCCGGCGTCGGCGTGACGATCACCGTCAACCCGTAACCCGAATCTCCCAGCATTCCCGAAGGCCGCCTTGTGCGGCCTTTTTCTTTTCCAGAGGCCTGAAACATGCAGAAGTCCAATGCACCGACCAAGCTGACCGTGGCGTTCGCGTCGGGCACCGGAGCCGGCCCGGTCAACAACATTCCGCTTACGCCAAGTGGGACGCCTGGCACCGCGAGTTACCAGACGGGGTTCACGTCGGTCAATATGGAGCCGAAGGCATCCGGCGGAGTGCCGCCTTGGGGACCTGACTTCAATGGCCTGTTTCAGGCACAGACCACCGCGCAGATATGGCAGCAATCCGGCTACACCTGGACGTTCGATTCCGCGTTCGCGTCGAATGCCAACATCGGCGGTTATCCGGCCGGCTCCGTACTTATGATGGGCAGCGGCAAAGGTCTGTGGGTCAATCAGACCGACAATAACACCGCGAGCCCTGATGCAACCGGATCATCAGGATGGGTAGGCTTGCCAGCGGCAGGAACTTATGCGATCACCACCACTGGCGGAACCACGACGCCAGACTCTTCGACATTAGGCGTCACCACGCTACTCATCAGCGGAACGCTTACGTCAAACGCAACATTGGTGCTTCCGCTGATCGCAGGTTCGCGCTGGATCGTCGCCAACAACACCACGGGAAGTTTCACGCTCACCGTTCAAGGCGCCACTGGGGCAGGCGTTGCGATCACGCAAGGATCCGCGCTGACTGTATTCACCGACGGCACCGCGTACTTTGCTGCGAGTGCCAATCTCTCCGGCGCCTATCTCCCCATCGGTGGAACTGCCGTCGCAGCAACCAAACTGGCGACGGCGCGAACGTTCAGTCTAAGCGGACAAGCTACGGGGACTGGCACAACCAGCTTCGACGGCACGGGTAATCTGGTGATCAATGTCACTGCGCTTGCGCCCACCGCTGCGCAGATAAATGCTGGATTGACTTATACGGCAGCAAATGACGCGAATGTTGTCCACATTAACGGGACAGAAACGATTGTCGGCGTCAAGACATTTTCAAGCAATATTATTGCATCTGCTTCTGTAACGACACCGCTCGTTGTCATCGGTACAGCCGGAGGGCTGTTTTACGAAACGAGTCCCGGCAATGGTTCAGTGGGTGTGCGATCTGGTGTAGCTGGATCGCCTAATTACTATACGTTTGCGGCTGACGGATCATTCAATGTGCAAGGTGGTGCCATAACTGCCACGGGTAACATCGCTAGTTCTGCCGCCGTTTCTGGCGCAACCATCACTTCATCGGGAGTCGTGAATTCTGGCGCGAACTTCACCTCAACGTCATCGACGGTAAATCTGAACACGACGGGCGCCGGCACCGTGCAACTTCGGCCTAACGGGCAAGGAAGCTCGACTGGTCAGCTCTCTATCGCTTCCACCGGCAATGTCGTGGCGTCCGGCACGATCACACCAGGCTCCGATGAGCGCATCAAGGATAACGTGCAACTAATCATTGGCGCGCTTGATACGGTGCGCGCAGCGCTGGTTGGCGTCGAGTACGACCGCAACGATCAAGATGGCGCACATGACGCCGGATTTATCGCTCAGCGCGTGAAGCAGCATCTTCCGCACCTGGTGCCTATCACGAAGACACACGGATTCGATGATTTCCATTCGATGAACTACAACGGCGCCGTAGCCTATTTGTCGGCCGCTCTGGTCGAGTTGCATGACATCGTAAAGAAACAGCAAACTGTGATCGACGCACTGACTGCCAAGGTAGGTTGACGTGACCACTGGGTTAAAAACGAAAGCATCAGGAAATGCTGACCTGGATCTGGTGTTCGATCCCTACGTGCAAGGTACGTCACCGCCGGCGACCGGGCTAAACGTCGGCGGCACGACAACTGACATCAATACACGCTACGCGCCAATCGTTTTCGGTTCGGCAGCGGCGGCGACAGGATTCAACACCAAACAATCCGGAAACGCCGACCTGAACACGTTATTCGCGGCCTATGGGACAGCGGTCTATGCACTGCCAATCAACGGGAAAAGTTATACGGCCGCCGCCTTCACGACTGGCGCGGGCGTCAATGCGGCGCTGAATTTCAATGCCGCGACCTCCGGATGGACGGTAACGAAGAACATTGCCGGCACGGTGACCACACTGGACTCGGGAACTATTCCTGCCGGCGCGACGAAGGTCAAATATACGGACACATGGTTGAACGCAACGGGCGATACCGGCACCGGAAGCCCGACCAATGGCGCGCCATCCTTCACGACGCTGACTTCAACGAGCATCAGCGCATCCGACAGCATCGGCGTGGCTGGTGGTGGCGGCACTAAGCAGACCACGCACAGCATGAATATCCAGTTCCAGAATGCGGCGGGCGCCACGATCTCCAATACGACGATCACTTTCGTCTGTATAGCGGACGGCGAGTAATTCGCGGGAGGCGATCCGACACCCCAATCAGCCTTCGCCGACAGCATCATTTCGTTGACTCCAACACAATGATCCCGCCCCGGTCGTCAGGCCTCATCCGGCGATAGTCAGCTTCGGCGACGTGCGATCAGGCGCGGGCCGATGACCTGGGCGCTACTTCTGCTTCAACCAGCGCAGGCAGCGCTCGATCACGGCCTGCCGTTCCCGACACCAGGCGCATTCGATCTTCGGTGCAAAGGGATGCCGCGGCTTCGACTCGCCCACATTGCCGCAGACCGGGCAGCGGGACAGGGCAAGCATGGCGACGGCGTCGACGGT